CTTAGTTGTGATAGTAAATGCCATTAGTATGTTTCAGAAAGTTGTTCTACAGAATATGCCAGTGCTACTAGGAACACGACACTTACCATTGTAAAGAATGATGCCGCCATTGTCAAGCTACTCCAAAAAAGAAGTTGCCTGTGATGGCATATGACAGGAAACCAGCAATAATACCAAGCATTGCCCAGCGACCATTTGCTTTTTCAGCACGGTCTGCATGAGTCTCATACCCATAACGCTCTGCTTCTGTGGGATCTACATACATGCGTGGTTCTGTTGCCCACATGTTTGTGCGTCCACCATCTTCTGTTGTTACGGTCATGATACGTTTCGTAATGAATCTTTACATAGTATATAGTAATAGTTAAGATCTGTCAAGCCCCAACCACAGCATAAATAAATATGGATCCTAAATGAGAGTGATATGAAAAAGTTATTACCACTCGCAATGCTACTGATGACCGCTACTGCAGCGAATGCTGGCGGACTTGTATCAAAACAATCTTCTAGTGTTCAACTGACTGTTGAAGCTGCTAGATCAACTGCTGTAAGAGTAGGAAATTCTTATAGTATTTCAGGTAGTGGTATTAATACTACTGATGGCACTACGACAGGAACTATTTCTGCTGGCACCATTACTAGTGGCATCTATTCTCCTGGAACTATCTCAGCAACTCAGGCAACTGATGGAAATGCTTTCACATATAGCACCTCGTTTACTCAAGGTGATGCAATCCCAACTGCTGCTCCTACTGTAGGAGATGTTCCTAACTTCAGTAATGTAACTTCTTACACTGCTGGTAGTGCTGGAAGTCTAGCAGGTACTGTAGCAACTTCAGGTGCTCTAACTGTAACCGCTGGTGGTCCTGGTACTACTGCAACTGGACAATTTGTTTCTGAGATCACTGTCATTGACTAAGGAGATAGGTAATGAATACTATGATTCGTTGGTCTGTGATGTCTGTGGTGGGTGCTTGTGTCACACTTGCTCCTGCCCTGGCGGTCCCCGTGGTCCCAAACTTCACACAGGGAAGTATGACGAGCAGGACAGAGACCACTCAGAAGATAACTGAGACAATAAATTCAATGGATTATAACACAGGGTATCAGTATTCTGCTACTGGCACTGGTGTATCAGCATCTGGTACTTTATCACCACAACCAGGTGCTACTAATGTAACTATTAATGGAGTGACTTCATCATGGACTGGAGTAACAAGCAAACCCCAATTCACACAAACAGTACCAGGAGCAGCGTTTCAGTTCACAGAAACTTATCGCGGACCTGGTTTAAGCAATCAAACGATTATTCAAAGAGTAACCGAGGTCGAAAGCGCAACAGATACTACAAGTATCTTCTCCCAATAACATTAATATTTGCTAATCCTTCTTATGCTGAAACTGTTGGTGGTGTCTCTGCTACTGCTAATCCTGTGGCTAATAGTTCAGGCTCCGTTACAAACCAAGCTATACAAGTCCTTCAGGGACCATATATTACAAACACATACGGAGGTGGTATACAATGTCAGGGTCCCACTCGCAACTTTACCCCCTATGTAACAGGAAGTGTCTCTGCTTCTAAACCATACGAACCTTTCTACGATGACCCAGTATATGATGTCACTGATAACTTTGGGGACTTCGATGATGATGGGAAACCTATTGGTGATGGAAGATTAGATAATCCTGGTGATGTTTTGTTCACTAAAAAAACTAGAACAGGACAAAAAGATAACTATAGTCTAGGTCTAGGGTTCTCTATGACATGGAGTACACCTACAGATAAGAAATTACAAGATCTTTGTAAGGAAGCAGCATCTTCTAACATTGAGATGATGCAACAAATAACTGCCAATAAAAGATTGGACTTTGAGATTGCAAGACTTAAGAATTGTGGTGAGTTAAAGTTAAAAGGAATTCAATTCCATCCCAAGAGTCCTTACTATAAAGTATGTGCTGATGTGTTGGTAAACAATCCTCCAGGACATAGACATCCACACTATCATAACATCCCTAGCGTTTCTTCTTCCTCCTCGGAAAGACAGAACGAATCTCCTTCACAGCATGATTCATCTGACGCTGCTCTGCTAGGCGCTCCCCTACAGACAAAATAGGAGGTTTCTTACCACGTAAAGTAGAAATCTTTTTCATAACTTTCTTGACCGTTGGTTTGACTGCTTTCAATAGTATGTCTGCCAGCGGTTTTGCTAATAGTGCTGATGATGTAGCGATGACAGCAATACCACCTACCTGCATTACCTGTCCACCACTAGGTAGACCAGCAAGAATTTGTGTAGGTAAAGGAACTGGATCTGTTAGTTGAACACATGTATTATCGATGAGTTTGTATCCAGTAACTATCTTTCTAAATCCTTCTACATATGTTCCAGCAGGTTCTTGTGCCTGCTGTACTTTAGTAGGACATTCAACATTAGCAGTAGATGGTGGAGGTGATGGTGTGTCTGTTTTTGTTTCTGGTGGTGTAGGTTTATCTGGTGTTCTGTTATCCACCTGAGGTGGACCAGTCATAATCATCTGGTTTGGTTCAAAAGAAAGAGGATTAAAATTGGGAACACCAGAATCGCAATACGTAACCAAACCATTGGTATCATCCTCTCTTAATTGATTATTTTTAGCACTATTAGTTTCAGTCGCCTCAACACATCCTGGTATATTAACCACAGGCACACCAATATTCACAACTACTGGAGCTGCTATTGGTAAGGAGGTTGAAGTGTTATTAAAGTCATAGGTGGGTATAGTATTAATCTGAATATCTTTAATACTAATATCTCCACCTGTAATAATAGGTATCTCAGGCATCAGTCTTCAAACATTTTAAAAATTCCTGTCCAAATAGAATGAAAGAATACATATAAGAAAAATGTTTCTGTCGCTTCTTTCTTCTGTTGCTTCTTATAAGTCGTCTGAGCCATAATGTTTCCTCAATACTTAACTATTTAACAATCATTAAACACGCTTCCAACTTGAGAACCAAGTGATGATCCTGCTTTCTGTCCTAGGAGCAATGCCCATCCACCTGCCAACCAACCCACGTAGGGGATGCTAGCAAGGGCAGGAACAGCAACTCCAGCAGCAATAGCACTACCTGCCATTGCACCTTGTGAACGTGCTCCAGCGTCCGCCACGATGCACTCGATTTCTTTCGCAGACTTTCCCTGCTCGTCAGTTGCACCTCCTAGATTCCTGGTGCCTTCACGGGTATATTGATCACGGCGGTATTCATTTCTAATTTCAGATCCACCACCAAATAATCCTCTCCTCTCTTTGTCAACATCTAGAGACCTTTCAGACTCCAAAATCTTAGGATCGTCAGCACGGAATTCAATCTCATAACCATCCTTGCCTGCCTTAATTCTATAAGAAGAATAAGGACCACGAGGGATGTGAAATGTAGGAGGTTGGAGCACAGGTTCAGGTTCTTGCCTGAAAACATATCCAAGCAGACCTATATGTGCTACAACAAATACTCCACCAACTGAAGCGGCGACGATCTTAAGTTTATTCATGATTAGAATGGCATAGTGGGACTAGGTACAGCAGGACCAGTTACCTCAGGTACAGATGGCATAGCAGAATCTACCATTGCTGGTAGTGCTTCTGTGATTGCTTCAGTGATAGCAGCAGTTGCTTTCTCACGAGCACCTTCGATTAATGTATCCTTTTGAACGTAAAGATAAGCACCACCCCCTAAGACAGATAAAGAAACTAGACCAGACAATAAAGCAACTACATTAATCAATTTTTGCATCTTTCTTCTCCAATGTAGGTGCTTCCTTTGATTCATCCTTCTTCTTAGAAGGCATGACACCAAATGTAGCTAATGTTCCAGTAAAAACACTGGCAATAAAAGTTGGATCGATATTTTTTTGAGGAACACCAGGAACAGTTACATAATTAAGGGTCAGAATTGCTGCTGACCATCCAAGAATAATAACTCGGACGAGAGTTGATACACCCTCATCCGCCCACTCAAATTTGTTTTCCTTTTTGGCTTCCTCTTTCTTCTTTGGATTTGATTCCATGAATAAAGAAATAAGGCATCTCTATTTATCACTCAGCAGGTGCTTCTTCTTGTGCTGCTTGATATGCTGCTACAACTTCTTCAGTCCAAGTAGCAGCAGCGATGGCAGCAACTCTAGGATCTTCGTTGCTTACATCATCACCAGGATTAATTACATGACGATGGAAAGAAGAAGCAACTTCTGTCCACTTAGTACCTTCATTATTATCTTTAAGAATCTGATCTCTTCTTCTTACTTGAATGGATCCGTTGAGTAGAACTTCAATTTTATCTACTACTGATTTTTCTTGTAATGCCATTAGGATTGTTCTCCAAACTAAACAGGTTTAGGCGTAAGTATTTATGAGTCAGTGTGATAAGAGAACTCTACACGATAATTACAGTTTGAATTTGGTACTGTTGTTATATTTAGGTTAGACCAACTCGCATTATCTCTTGTGGCAAGACCTGCATAAAAAGAAGTACTACCATTTTTGAATTCAGATGCGATATTGACAGCACCATCAGGTATATTAATATTATTCATAGATGGAGAACCACCAGATCCAGTAGTATCATTTATTGTGAATGGGAGACCAGTAATTAACCACAACCCAACCCCACCAGTACGTGCAGTACATTGTATCGAACAAGATACATTAACAAGTCTACCTATTTTAGTGTAATTTCCAATCGGGGCGGGACTATAGGTACATGTTGGCGCAGTGGTGGAGGCACCAAAAGCGGGAGTCCAAGTGCCCTCCTCATAATCGTCTAATACCTCACTGGTCATTCCAGCAGCGTTGGCATTAGCAGAGAAGTCAATACCAGTTCCTGCTGTTGAGAATTTTAGGTTACCATTAGAAATTTGAACTTCACCATCAGAAGTTATACGAAGTCTTTCTTCTGCAGCACCCGTCCCTTCTGTATAGAAAGTAAAAAACGAACTTCCATACAGAGATTGTAAACGGCATTCTCTATCTGTAACTCCACCTAAAATTCTTACTCCGCCAAAATTACCTGTAGCAGCATTGTCAAATTCACCTATAATTCCACCGCTCGTATGGTTACTCTCTGTAACGAATAAAGCATCACCAGTGTGAGATTGTTTGCCCACAAGCAACCGACCACTTGAATCTATACGAAGTCTTTCTGTTGATGTTGATGTTCCACTATTTGTCTTAAATACCAGCGCGGAGGGAACATTATTAGCAGAAGGAGTTCCATCAACCTCTGTAACAATAGAAGCACCTTCTATTAGTTCTGTTGTGCCATCATGACCTTGGAAAGAAATAGTTCCAAGAATATCATTATCTTGAACTATTGCTTCTCTGCCTTTTGCAAGAATAAAGTTAGGTCCACTGGCACCCGTACCATCTCTAAAGATAGATAAAGCACTGTCATAATAAGTATCTCCCTGAATCTGGAAAACAGGAGGAGCATTGTTATCATTAAAAAATCCAAATTTTGCAGAAGTTAATCCTTGTAAAACTCTTCCACTTGAATCTATAGTAAGTCTTTCTAAATTATTTGTAAATATTGAAAGATCATTTATACTAGTACTATTTGCTATACGAGGACTAAATCCTGAACTAGCATCAAAATAAATAGTACCAGATTCTTGTATGGATATATTTCCACCAACATTAAGTTTTTGTGTTGTATTACCAGTTCCGATGCTAACATTATTACCAGTCCAAATTAGATTATTGCTATCATTAATCTCTAAACTATTGCTACCCTCAACTAATCTATCAGCAGGAGTAATACCCAGTCCAATCCACTTAGCACCATCCCATTTGTATGTGATAGATCCTTCTGTAAAAGTATCATTTACACTAGGACTTGCTGGAAATACAATTGCCATTTGACTTTAGATTAGAGATACCCTGATGTATTTATTACTTAGCGTTAGCAGTTTGGAATGGCGACTCAGCAAATGCTGCGAAGATGTAAGTAATTCCATCAGAATTATGTTCTCCACTTGTTCCTCTAATCTTAAATCCATTAGATAGAAAATCTTTGTATCTACCAGAAGAATCATTTTCATCAATATTAGAATTTGCGTATATTCCTTTGGGATTTGGATTGGTTGGTCCTCTTGAACTATCAAAGATTGGCCAACCTTCACTACCACCAGTAGTAACTCTCTTCACCATTACCCATGCTGGTTTAAATCCACAATACACAAAAGGACCATTATTACTTCCATTTCCAATATAACTTCCAAACTTACTATAATTTTCAATTTCTGACCAGCAGTAAACGATATGATCAGAAATACTACTTCCAGGATTGAAACTAATTACGGATGAAGTTGGTGGAGTGTCACCCATAAAAGCACTATCTATTTCACCAGTTCCTGAATTTAGGTAGAGTTTTCTTTCACCATCAGGAGTTAAACTTGAATGATATACATCCCAATTGGTTTCATTATTTCTTGACTTTAAGATAATAAAATCTGGTTTTTTGTTAAGTCCATGACCAAACGTAGACGTAGTTGAAGCAGGCAAACTATCTACTTCTATAATACTAAACCCAGCAGTTTGATTGACACTCACCTGTGATGTGATACTTCCATCAGTGTTTGATACTGCAGCACCACCAGCCTTCCAACACCAGGCAACATAGGTTTTGTTAGATTCATTAAATGCTCCACTGTCACCAATACTA